CTTTCAATTATACCGTCATAATCGTCGAACTCTTCATTGTAGACATACTTTTTAACCTTCATGTGTATCCTTTCTTGAGGAATAAAAAGTCGGGATGGTACTGCCGTTCGGATAGAGGAACACCCCTATGAGTTTCCCGGCCGCGAAAGCCTTGTCGATGGTATATTTCGTGCCATGAGACTCACCGTCCCAATACCCTATGCATAAGTCGCACATCTCCACCATCTCGTCATCCCGGATAAGCGGAGCACGCCCGCCATATTTTTCATAGTTTGGTTTTAGTGTGACTGTGTTTATCTCGTTATAAGCGCACCATCTCTGACATTGGATATCTGTTCCGACGGCGCCTCCGGTAATGACGCAAGTCACACCATATTTTTGGAGGATTGGGAGAAGAGTGTAGTTGAAGTTGATACAGTCCAGTTTGCGACTTCCGCACACCAAAAGCCTGCTCATAGTTTGGTCACCACCACTATCGCGGCCATATCGTCTTGAAAATACTGATATCCGCTGGGGTATAGGACTACGACATTGTATAGTTTATGCTCGACGTCCCCGAGGCTGTCATATATCAGATCTTCAAACCAAATTTCATCTGCCCTATCTTTGGGGTTGATGAACTTGACGATACCACCCTCGTATAGGCTTTCATATTTGGTGTCTTCAATCTCGGATAACTTTTTCGCAATCTGTTCTACCTGCTGGTCGGTATAGTAAAAACATTGGCTGTCTTTGCTAGTCTGTCCAAATAAATTCATCAGAACCTCATAATCATTCCGCATCCTGCCCAAACGACCATATCGGTGTGGAATGCCTCGCAAAAATCCTCAAACAGGTTCTTGGAAGGCACTGCGTTGAACATATCGTCGGTTACTTCCTTCATCATTCAATCCTTTCGTAAGCATAACCGTCTCGTGTAGTGTAATATATATTCCTGATGCCCTTGTCCTTTATGAGGGCCATGCAGGCGTCGCAAGGACGAGCAAGCGAAAAGCCCAAAGGGGAACCAGGAGATATCCGATATATGAAAAGTTTCACCTTTTTCCAATCCATATCTTGAGCGACAGGATATGGAATGGAGTTGATGCAGGCGACCTCTGCGTGCACTGAGTCAACGACCATACGAGGACCGCCTCTGAACGTCCTATAGCGCCTGTTGTACTTCTTTTGGAGAGGAAGCGTCTTGTTCGAATTGCAACCGCTTGCCACAATCTTCCCTTGGTATACAAGCACGGCACCCATATGGATGCTCTTGTAGTCGGACTGCATGGCAACTGCGCGCGCCGCCTCGAAAAACTTCATCTCGCTCTTCTTTATCATAAAAGCCCCTCTCAGATTGATATAGATATTATATCACCTAAAAGGGGCTTATGTCAACAAACTATGCGATTATAGAACCGGGTCCGCCAATCTGCACGGAAACGGGTTGCATTCCGGCAGGAGATGCCATAACAGGAATGCCGAAGCCTTGAGACATCTGTCGTTTGAACTCTCGCTCCGTCTGCTTGTCGGTATCCTCGAACGCCTTGAGGATTTTGGGGATAAGGCCGTGGCGGACAACGTCTGTATCGCTCATGCGGATAACACCGACGCCAGAGATGCCGTCTAGTGAGCGGGCGAGATAGTCTAGACCGCTTTCACCACGGAAGTCTCTCTGCATCGGGTCTCCGCAAATCACTATCTTAGATCCTTCACCGATGCGGGTTGCGATAAGTTTGGCAAGGGTGATAGAGGAGTTTTGCATCTCGTCCGCAATGCAGAATGAATGGTAGAAACTAAGTCCTCTCATACGTCCAAGAGGAAGCATCTGTATCTTGCCGTCTTCGATATACTTCTCAAGTTGACTTTTGCCGAGGACGCGCTCGAACACGTCAAGACAAGGCAACATCCAGTTGTATAACTTTTCCGTTATAGTGCCGGGCTCGATACCGACTTCTTCGCCTCCGGCCTCAACCAAAGGTCGAGTGATGATAATTTTATCCACGTCTTTGTTGCGCAAGAGGTTGAGGCCGTATGCGACAGCCGAGTAAGTCTTCGACGAACCCGGGGGCGCTATGCAGACGGTGATATCGTTCTCGCGCATCGACCGCACATATTCGAGTTGACCCTTGGTCTTAGTGCGGATTTGCTTGCCGTGATAGGACAGAATAACCGTCTCATCAGTGTCTTCGGGACGCTGGTCCACGATGTTGCAGATTACGCCGATGTCGCTCTTGCTGACACCTTCATCCCTGAAAATCCTTGAGAAAATTTCCTCGAAGATTTCCTTTAACTTATCCACATCTCTTGGGTCGCCATAGACGGCGAACGACTCGTCTTCAGGTTGATACCTGAGTTTGCAGTCGGTCACCTTCCTGATTGCGTTGAACACACAATCCTTTTCCCCCAGCACAAGGAGAGGAGAGATGCTTGGGGGAATTTTAATAGTCTCGTTGATAGGTTCCATTGAACCCCTTTCTACACAGCCTTGTAGTTGTAGAGAGGACGCAGACGCGCGACGATTTCGCCGTTGGGCTCGATTGCACGCGCAATCTCATCCGCGTTCTTATAGGACATAGGCGACTCGTCGATCGTTGACTCACGCACGCACGAAGTATAGATACCCTTCATAGCCTCCTTGTAATCGTCCATCGACAGATTGCGCTTAGCCTCCGCTCGACCCATGATGCGACCCGCACCATGAGGAAGCGAATACAGCCAGTCGGCATTGCCCTTTCCGCGAACGATAAGAGAACCATCGCCCATGTTGAGTGGGACGATACCCAACTGACCCGCTTCTGCGGATGTAGCGCCCTTGCGGACGATGTTGCGGGAAGCATCGACCGTGTTGTGGACGGAATGGATGTTGTTGTTAAAGCGCGTCCAATCCCATCCCATAGCACGGCAGATGGAGATATACATCGACGTGTGCGAATTCATAACCCACTCCTCGCAAAGACGAAGATCGTGGATATAATTCTTGAGGTCATTGCCCATCAAGAAAGGCGTATTCTGGATACCGCATTCCTTGAGAGCCTTGAAAAGCGAGGGGATATACTCCTTCTCCCCGTTCTCTTCCCACTTCTTGGCGATATCCTTCACATGGCGCTCCTGGATGCGATACTTTTCCTTGCAGATATTTTCTGCAAGTTCCATATAATAGTTGAAGGCATAGATGCCCATACCGCGCGTACCACAATGGATTACCATATAGAGCGAACCATCTTCTGCCTGTTCGACAGAGAGGAAATGGTTACCGCCGCCCAGCGTACCCATCGACAGGAGCGAACGATGGCGCTGTTCGTCCGTTAGATGCGACCAAAAGTTAAAGTCCGACCAGTCGAAATCCTCTGCCAGAGGAACGGGCTTGCCGTGGATAGTGTCACCACGAGGAACGCACTTATGGACGGCCTCGTCAAGAGACGCAAAGTCGATATCTTCAGCGCGCACAGGGAGGCGGAAAGCCGTCACCGAGCAAGCGATATCACACCCAACCGCCTGCGGATTGAGCATATCGCCGAACGTGAAGACCGACCCCACCGTACAACCCTTACCGGAGTGCCCATCGGGCATGATGCGGATCTTCTGCCCCTGCATAGGATACGTGGACGCGAACGCCTTGATTTCGGCTTCCAACTTTTCCGTCGAGTTCAGAGCAAAGTTCTTGATATCCATGCAGAAGTCCAATCTTTCGTCCTCAATCTTTATATATATAATACACTAATTTTAGATAGAAGTCAACGGCTGTCGTACTCTTTGTCAAGAAAATCCCTCAATTCCGAAATAGCGACATCATCCTCTTTGTAAAACTCATCCAAACCTAAGTTGATGATCAGTTGCCCAAACCGCATATCGGGATACAAATCCCATACCTGGCCCAAGAGGTCAAGCAATGTACCTATGCGGTGTGCGTCTCTTGGAGTGTTGAATATATCTAAAACCTTATCTTCCATCACTTTTCACCTCTAAGTTTGAGAGAGGCCTTCAAATTAACCTTGCCGAGCCTGTCGGTCACGACATCGGTCCTGCCCATGTCGGTGAACACGTAATCCTTCGCATAAGGCTCATGCAGAAACTTGGGAGACCACTGCGTATCGAACGTCTTCTTTATGCGGTCAACCTGAGACTGCTGGACGAACTTGTAGTTCGCAACGGCAACGGATGCGTTTATGTGGTTGCGGTCTGCGAGATAAGATGCGTGCAGATGCCCATGTATATTCATTTGGCAATCATAGACCGCTACAGGATAGTGGGACAGAACGACTGTGTTGGATATATAGATGGGATACTCATACACCTCGTCGAATATCTCGCGCATAAACCGCTTCTGCTTGCTTCCGTCATGGTTACCTAGGACAGCCACCTTCTTGAAGGGGGCATCCGCAAACAGCGCATACAGAGACGACGCCACAGCCTCGGTCGGCACACCCAAGTCTCCCAGGAAATAGAACGTGTCGTGAGCGCCTATGTTGCTTTGGAAGTAGTTGCGAATGGTCTTGAGCAGGAACTGGTCATGCTCTTCTATCTTTTGGAAACGGTTTCGCTCGAACTCAAGTATCTGCTTATGTCCGAAGTGCCAATCGCTAGAGCAAAAGTATCCCATACTAGTTCCTTTCGTCTACCAGGACCATCACGTTATCGTGGCCTTCTTGCTTCAAATCTTTCAACTTATAGTCGCAGGATGACATAACCTCCAGGAGCCTCACCGCACGCTTGCCGGAATAGATGTCCGAGAACCTGAACTGCTCCTTCAAATCTTTATCGACAACGGCGATAGACCACATAGAAACCTCCTTTGATGTTATAAGAATATTATATAACAAAAAAATAGGGCAAGTCAACACATTGCCGACTTGCCCTATAGGCTATCCGATAGCATAGTTAGTATACATTTTCTCCTCGGTAGGCTCATCGCAGACGACGTAGCGCTTCTCGGAGAGGTTCCATTTATACCAGACGACCTTCCGGCAATCCGGATACAGGCCCCAATCATATGCCTCTACGACCGCATAGGTATAGTAGTCTTCATGAATGTCGCCGTTGTTCTCCTCGATGACCTCGCAAGCGGTTTTGAGATCGGGGAACACACCGACAGGCCTGTCGTCATGTGCAAACCCAATGTGGCCGATGGTGACGACAACATAGAACCTATCTGTCATCTCCAACCTCCTTACGCTCGAACGCCACAATGTAGTCATTCAGGCTCTCGACCACACTCTTGAGGTCGTCGCCCATATATACGAGGATGGAGTTCTCGTTACATGCAGCAGAATAGAAATCCTCGTAGGTATACCAATAGCAACTATCTTGCTCAGTCTCGGGAAGCACGACGAACATGGGAACCCTGTGGGCCTTCATGTCGTCTTTGCTGTAGCGGGAGTTGAGACCCGAGCAATCGCTGGGTTCATAGATATAGCAACCGTCATACTTGAGGTGTAGAACGATCTCCTCAGTCACATATCTGTCATAGACGGTCCCCGCATTGTGCTCATAAGGAGCGTCGTCCCAGTCGTCTCCGCCCCAATCGTCGCACTCGCCGATATAGAGTTTGATGGCGCATCCGCGAATGTCAAAGTCGATAATCTTCTTACTCATCTTCAATCTCCTTCACTATTGGGACGTACTTCTGGTTCCATGGGTCGATCGCATATACGGGATAAATCTTGCGGGCCCTCTCTTTTGCGCGCTCGATATCGTCTTCGTGTCCATAGACGGTCGCAATCCCTAAGATGGTCAAATACCACGCGGTGTTGAACCCATACTTTGTGAGTTTGCCGTCGTCATGATATGTCGATATCTTACCGCAAATCGTGCAGTAACTACCCAACTGGAACTGCGGATATACCCTGTCCATAATACGCAAATCGTACTCGAACACACAGTTCTGATAGTCATGCTTGTGCTTTTCCTTGCGAGGAGGATGGCGCTTGGACTTCTTGCCAGAAATCGGCTTGTCCTCGATATAAGCGTACTTCTTGTCAAGGTATTCCTGCTTCTCATCGGTCGGCATATCTTACCCCTTTCAGGCGAACTTTCTGTTGAAATCATTGAGCGTTTCGTGAATTGCTTCAAGTATCAGTTTTGAACCGGGAGTTTCGATTTGGAGCGATATGTTCTTCTTTATTTCGTTTGAAACCATAGGAAACTTATAGATGTAATAATCATAGGAGACAGACTGTTGAATACGCCCAAACCTGTCTTTGTAGTTTTCAGTTACAGTCTTCCAAACACTGTAGTCTCTCTCCAGCCAATAGCAAGTAAGGTAGTGGACGAAATCGTCAACACCTCCCCACATTGCATCATATTTAAGGATATAGTATTCATCTTCTGCGCGATACTTCTCATACGCCTTTCCAAGCATAGGAAACTTGATGTCGCTACCTTCTGCCAGAGACATGAGCATAGGATAAAAGGAGTTCATATACCATCTGCGCAAATCGTCGTGTTTGGACTGTGGGATGCGATATTCGCAAATATTGTTCGTATATGCATTCCAACAAAGAAGAGAGCAAGCAAACCTGAGCGGTGAAGTGTAGTCGTTTTGCATAAAATCCCTTTCTATCTCTCACTGTATAAACAGTATATCATAGAGACAAACCGCATGTAAACAAAAAAACTCCCCAATAGGGTTCTGGGCTATTGGGGAGCGTTCTAAAGGGAGGTACGATGGTTCTGATTTCTCGTACCCCTGTGGGGTGATGGTTGGCGTCGTAGGTGCGACTTGAACGCACGGCAGGATGCTTAGGAGGCATCTCCTCTATCCAACTGAGGTACTACGACTTGTTTGCGGTTGTAAAGACAATCTCCATGCAATACTCTGAAACATCCAAAAGACCGTTCTTTGACCAAAACTTGTTCTTTGCGCGGAGGATGTAATTGTCGGGCTTTGCCTGCTTGTGAATAAGTTCGAAGATGAAGTTGTTCTCAATCTTGAAACCTGAGACAAGTTTGTCCAGATACTCAAGTGTGTTGAGGGCAAATCCGAACCAATTTACCCCGTCAAAGGGCATGGCCTCGCTGTCGAAGTAGTTCTTCAGAGAGGTGATGGTATTCTCGTTTACCTCTTTGTTCTCGGTTGCGTGCTCGGACTTGTCGGACAGGTTCTGCCAAGTCGCATCGTCTGAGATAACGACGGTGTCCGAAACCTTCAACTTCTTGGCATCCGAGATATCAACCCGGAAGTTCTTATCGGCAAACTTGTCGAAATCGTCTCGATAGATACGCACGGTGAACACGGGATTGATGACATACAGAAATGTGTTGTAAAAGCAAATATCGCCGTACTTGCTGATAGAGGCGAGGGCCTTGAGAGCGCGTCCGCTGAGGATGACAAAGTTGTCGGTCATACAAAGTTCCAATCTCTTCTATCCAATGTTGTATATATTATACAATGCGTCTTAGTCATGTGTAATAGGATGGCTTCCCATGATGGTTCCGCCCCACCGTCTACAGAGCCAAAATCTGTCGTTCTACTATTGAACTAATGGGAAGTTACATGAAAGAAGACAGGGCGAACATGAACGCCACGCACTCGCGGTCGCTGGAGATGGGGTCGATAGCATCGTCTCCAAAGATCATATGACCCCGATATTTCGCAAATTCCACGACAAACGACGTGTGCTTGCTCAGAAAATCGTCGAACTCCTCAAGAGCCTCGCTGTATCCGGCGACACGGTCGTAGTTGTCGTAGATAAACTCGTACATCTCGTTGAACTTGTCGTAGAACTTCTCAATGGAGATATTCATGCGCAACCCCTAGTCCTCGAACTTTGCACAGTATTCGTTGAACTCGTCTTCGATCTGATTGCAAGTGTCGGTGGTGAGATACGACTTGTAGGTGTCGCCTCCCCAGTATCCGCATACTGCCTTCTCATCGGTATCGACCCAGACGTTGGGGCCTCCGCAAGCGACCATGATGCGCACACCGACAATCCCAAACCCCATGCGATAGATGATATCTATATTATAGTTGTCGTCAAAGTAATAGCGCTCTTCTCCATCGTCGTCGGCATACCAGAAATCGTTCTCGGCATACTTCTCGACCTCATCGGCGATGCGGTCGCAAATCTGGACTAGGTAGTCGTGGCTGTCGCACATATCTCTTTCCTTTCCTCAACCTTACAAATATATTATATATGCAAGCCGAGGTATATGTATTGGAATTGGTGGAGCGGATAGCGGATCCCGAGACCGCATCTTTGGTTTGGAAGACCAAGGTTCTGCCTTTGAACTATACCCGCATATGGAAGGCCCGCCGAGATTTGAACTCGGATTTCGCGCTAATCTGGCGCTAATACGGAGTATAGGTCCGCTGTTTTACCGTTAAACTACAGGCCCATGTTGCCACACTCAGAGCGAGTTGGTGTGGCTGTGCGATTTTCTGGCATCGCACGTGCCGTCCTCCCTCGGGTAAGGTGAACTAGGGAGCCCCATGACTTAGTCGAAAAGTCGTCTTCCGCTTACAAGGCGGTGGCTCTGACCGTTGAGCTAATGGGGCATATGAAGAGACGTCCGGGGGTCTAACCCGTATACTCCCGGTAAAAAGTCGGGGCTTTGATTAAGCTAACGTCTCATGTTAAAAGCCTATAAACTTTCCTTCTTTTCCTTGAGAACAATAATCAAACGGTTCCATTGGGAAAATATATTTAGTACAGGTATAACTTTTATTTTTTGAAGAAAAGTAAGAGTATTTACATTTAAAACATCTAGTTGGGGGTAAACTTTCCTCTTTATCGAAAACCAAATAGTATAATATTACACCAATAATAATAATAATCTCAATAAGAAACAATATTATCATTTATACCTCCAATTAAATGGTGTCGCGTCTGAGACTTGAACTCAGATCTTATGGATTAAAAGTCCACCGCTCTCCCGTTAAGCTAACGCGACGTGGCTCCCCGAGCAGGGCTTGAACCTGCAACACCTCGGTTACTTTACTACATTAGTTTCCTATTGTAGTCTGGACTTTCTCTTTGTCATAGCTAATAGCCTTAGACACTTCCTGTAAAGTCTCTACACTCAAAAGAAAATCTGAATACATCCTAACATTAGATACTTGATTATTTAAGGATTGTCTATACCTTATGGAAATACCAGACATATTACCTTCGTTTTTTATGATAAAAATCCGTTTGGTTTTTTCATCATAGCAAAGGAATATATCAACTTCTTCTTTTGTGTATTTGTGTTTTATCCCATTCTTTCTATGGGCAGTAGAAGAAGTTAAATCAAAATTTGTTTTTTCTCCATTATATGTTGAGCTTGTCTTAACTTGAACTTTTAAACAATTATTATCAACTATGATAATATAATCTGCCGGTTCATTATCTCCAAACTGTAGATATGTTGGAATTCCAAGTTCTATTAATGAAGATAAAACTTTTGCTTCTCCTATATTTCCTAGTCCTTTGGTATTCATATATTCTTCTTTTCTTTTTAGCTCGGGATTACCATATGTTTTCACACTTAGGTTTCCCCGAATTAGGGAAGTTTTCATTCATAGATTTCTCTATGAAGCTGCTAACATTCAACAGCCGAGTGCTCTACCATTGAGCTATCGGGGAATGGTGCAGGTGGCGAGGATCGAACTCGCATGAGCAAGGCTCAACGGTTTTTGAGACCGTCGCGTATGCCAATTCCGCCACACCTGCAATTCTAGCGCGGAAGTACTTAGACGATACCAATTAATCAAAAAGATTAATCGCTTGGATTTGAACCAAGAAAGCCGTTGTAAATCGTCTACAATCACGCGCCTTCAATGAATTCATTATATCATACTGTCTATTGGTTTGTCAAGGGGTTACCAACTCGAACAATAGACGATCCTTGCATCCCAGCCGTCGTCTCCAACGAACTTAGTATACCCATAATAGGGACGATTGTCACAGGCTTCTACGTTCCTTAAAATCTCTTCAAGAACGTCTTTGGTATATTCTACCTCGTCATAATACCCATCGTCATATTGGGTTGAGCCGAAGAAGAACCCGGATGTAGTCGGCAACAGGTCGCGGGATACAGTCTCGCTACGAGCCTCAAGGACATCGTTGCAAACGTCTACAAGTTTTTCCATATCTGAAATGCTGAGGCTATAGTCTCCACAGTCGTCGTTGCCATTCTGGATGTTCTGGACAAGCCAGTTGTGGATGTGGTTTGCCTTCCTCCAGTAGGCAATAATACCACTGGCAGGACGCCAGTTATCGTACTCCCCACTCCAATAGCCGTTATTGATGTGCCAGGTGTACATGTGCTCTGCGAGACCTTTGCTGGCGGTGAAGATATACATGTCGAGACCCATACAAAATCCAATCTATAGAAGTTTAGCAGTCAATCCACCACACAAGACGGACACTATCGTACACATACAGACCGAGATCGTCGTAGTACACCGTGACGGCATCCACGAACTTTTCGAGCATCTTGACCTTGTAACGGAACAGATAAAGGTCAATCAGGTTGTCATCAATGTCAGTGTCCCAGCCATCATCCCAGGAGAAGGGAGGAAGAGAGGCGAACGCGGTCTCCGGAATGTCTCCATAGATGTCGCGCACCTTCATCATGGCATTGAAGTCAAGATAGTTGATGGTCCAATTCTCGCTGAACTTGTCGTATACCTCGCTCACCTTGAAGGAGAGGCTGTCGGAAACAAGAGAGCCATCCTTGTTCTTGTCGAGCCAGTCGAACAGATCGTAGTCTCGACCGGACATGATGCTCATAGGGACAATATCGTCCGCATACTTGCTGTAGAAGTACGGGCCGACAAACTTCCACTCCTCATCGTCCTTGCCCTTGACCTCGATATACATATTGATGTCGCGTCCCATATGCGCTCCTTCTGGTTCGTCTTCCTTATTACATTATAATTATAGCAGACAACCTTGGCACATGTAAACTAATAAATCTCGATAAAGGTCATGATATACTTGCACGCAAATGTGGCACAGTTGGCAAGACGGGCGTAGGAAGTAACGGCCTCAAAGAAATCCTCAAGCAGGATGTTGCCGTCGCAGGACAGGTTGTACTTGCCGGAGATGCCATCAGACACATAATCCTCTAGAAGGGTGCTGTCGAGCATATAGAAGATTTCGTGGAGGTCGTAGAACGAGTTGGCGTCCATGGAGCAGACTATCTCCGCCCCGTCGCCAATCATGCTTGAAAGTTCTGGGCTGAACCCGTCTTCCACGAGAGAAGCGATGCGGGAATTGGCGGAGATGGTCTTGATGAAGTCGAACACGAAATCGAAATCATCCTTGCGGACGAACGTATACTCGAACGGGGCGTCACTCATTCCGTCCTCGACCTTGCAATACAGGCCAGCGTACTCGTTTGCACCGTAGTCGTTATACTGCTCAAGATATCCGCACACAATAACCTTATCCATTAGAGCCATCCTTCCGCAAAACACTTCACAACATATTCGATGCTGTTTGCCAAATCAAGTTTGGTGTAACCGCGCCCAGACTTGCCAGACTTTAACTTTTGGACGATTACCTCAAGTTCGTCAACCATAGAGCGCATGTCCACGCACACACCGTCGTAGAGACGCTCATACTCATGATATGCGTCTTGCGTCGCCTTGAGTTGGTCTTCATAGTCTGTGGCCTCACCGATGATAGCCTTGAGTTCGTCATCGGTGAACCCGAGTTCATCGACCAGATACTTGTGTGCAAAATAGGAATTGGACAGAACCTCGCCGTTATTCAAAAAGACCTTGACGTCCATAATATCTCCTTTCTTTCTAGAGATATTATAGCATTCGTCAAGGTCTTATGGCTATGGATTAAAACCAACGAGACATGAAGGCGTCGTACCAATCGTCGATCACAGACTTGGGCTTAGGCTTGGGGGTAGGCGCTTCATCCTTGCACTCCACAGGGGGCTTCTTCATCGCGTTATACTCCTGGAGAAGTTTGTCATACTTCATCTGGAGATCGTTGTAGTTGGAAAGCAGGGTTTCCATGTCGCTGGGGGCGTTCTTCTCGTCCTCTTCCTTGGCACGCGCGGTCTCGATGTCGTTGTATTTCTTGACAACACCGGAAAGGAGGTTCTTTGTTGCAGAGCGGATGGCGTTGTCGAAGTTCTGGCTTGATGCAGTTGCCTTGTGATCTACGCCGTATGAGTCAGAGTAAGACATGACGACGTTGTTTACGCCCTTGTCGTCGGTGGTGCAGGTGATTGAATAAGTGAGTTTATCTGGTGAATATGACATTACTTGTCTTCCTCTCTCTTGATCCTTATGTTCTTGTCGGCCAATTCTTCGGCCAGGCTGATGTAGTTGTGGCATTTGCGACACCCACTGCGCTTGACGCAACTGAGCCCGCACATACTGCGAGAATACGAATATCTGGGAAGAAGGGCCCAGTTGGGCACCTTCATCTGCAAATTCGGGATAAGCTCGTTCAAATATCCGACCCATTGCTTGTTCTCAAAGTATGCGTGATACAGTGGCTTGAACTTGTGCCAACCATAGTCGGAATTCTCGCTCTTACAATAGAATTCGAACGTGTCGATATACTGAGACAGCCACGTCATGTCTTCTGGGCGGAAAAACGCATCGTATGGCTTTGTTCCCTTGTCGTACCGGGTGCTTTGGATGATGTTGAGCATAAGTCTCGTCTTGACGTGGTCTCGCTTGCAGACGTTCTTCAGCGTCGCCATCTCATATAGTAGGTCGTCGAAGGGATATATTTCGCTCACTCCAATATCCACCTGCTCCTGGAATGTGGTCCATGAGGTGCAAGGAAACGAAAAGTCGAAATAGAACTTGAACCTCTCGCATTCCTCCTTCAGCTTTGACGCCTTGCGCATATCTCGCAGAGAGCACTTGAACATGGCGTTGGGGTGGACGATTGCCAGCGAGCGCGCCACCGTCTCGTCAAGCCCTTGCGGGAAATGAATGTTGATTTGCTTGTCTTCATACACCGACAAGAACTCATGCATCTTGTTCACGTCGTTTTTAGACGGGTCGATGTTCACATCGAACTGGTCCGCAATGTCGTTATATTCATTATTCATCAAAAAAGGAATTGAAATCCTCATCTTCCGGTTCTTTCACCTCCAAGAAGTTGTTATAGTCGTGTTTAAACATCTTGAGTTGGTCTTCACGTGCGGAAAACCTAAGTCCGTTGATACTATAGTTGTTATTATACACTTTAAACAATGGATTGTCAAGTAGACGGTTGGCTTCGACAGGCTCGGTGAGCAACTGCTTCAAATAAAGCATCTTCACTGGGACGAACTCTATGCCCGCATCCTCAAGACGCTTGGTGGTCTGCGCCGTGAGTTTTGTAGACGAGGTGATGTCGCTGTAGTCTGGGTTGTCCATCCAAGACATATCCCCATAGAAGATGGGAACCTTGTACGACATGTTATACGTCTGCTTGTCCACGAACAGACCAAGAGAACTAATATACCAGTATTCAGTCTTGATGGTGTCACGGCACACGTTCTGCTCACTACAGGTTCCGTTGTAGAGAAGTGTGCGGATAGTTTTCATTGGTCTGTGGAGATGCACTGTCCCACAACACGAGCAATAGTAGTGCTCCATGCAGTGCGGGCACACCTTTTGGTTACCGCCGATGATGTTGCTCTTACGCTCGTAATCCGGCAGAGGAAAACCGCAACGCATACACGTCTGCGGACCGCTTGCGAGAATGGTCTTATAGTCCATGTCCTCGAAGAACGGCTTAAACAAGAACTTTGAGGTTGACTCATCCCAATCGTTATATATGCCATATGTCTCTACGTTGACAGGAAGCGTATCTGCGTCATACATGGTGGCCGGCAAATCCTCGACAGGCTCGTTCTCTGACAGAAGTTCGTATAACTTGTCCACGATAGCCTGCTGGTTCGTCATAGCCGTGTAGGGGTATGACTTACCGGTGAGGATACCAACAAAGTTGTCCAAATCCACAAGTTCCATACTGCGCCACGACTTGTTTGGAATTGTGGGATAATCCCGCATATAAGGGTTTTCCTTATCGGCGATATACGCGATAAGCGTAGTCTTGGAGTTCATCGCCTCGATTGTGCCGTTCGAGAACTCACCGCTTCTCCACGACAGACAAGACCTCCAGTTGCAGTCGTTGTCGCTCATGGTGATGAAGTCCGCTGGATGGATGGATAGGACGATCTTCGCCTTCTTCTTTGCGGTCATAGGCGTCCTATCTTGGCTGATGTCATCGCGGAACTTTTCGAAGACGTTCATGTCCTTAAACCCTACATCTTCGAGAAACTGTCGAAGGGCCTTCATGGTTTTTGTACCACTTTTGACTGTACGCAAACCATACCCGTCGCAGACAGGTACCATATCGTAGGAAATGACGTTGTACTTAAGGTTTTCAAAAGAACATATACGCTGAAGCATGTCTAAAGAAGCATATACCTGCTTGAAGGTATCGCTGTTCCTTGCAATAAAGTATATAACTTTGTAAAAGAAAGTATTTGAAGGCGGGTATTTCCCGCATCTCTTCGATGTAACGATATCTGCATATTTTCTGGCACCTTCCCAATCGTTTGACCAGACATCCTCGTCTCGAAGATAGAACACGAACTGATAGCCCAACCTCTTGCGCAGTGCATCGTCCACGTTTGAGGTATTTTCCTGCACGTCTGCCTCAAACTCATACCGCAGACGCCCGCCCAAGAGGTTGAACAGGTTGTTCTTGTTCATGGCGTAATTGAACAGGACGATATCTTTGGGACCTATCTCGACCCCAGCCGTGGAGTATGCATATCTCTTTATATCTTCATACTCGTTATGCGTTACCAGATCCAGGGGCGTTCCCACTCCTCGTCCTCCTCCTCATCCTCTTCTTCCTCTTGGTACTTGCGACGGTACTCTTCTTCCTCTTCCATCAGACCGATAGTCATCCAGTTGCCGACCTCGAAGGGATTGAAATCGAAGACGCTATCCATTGTAGATCTTCCCATCGTAGACCTTGAAGTTGCTCTTGTTGAAAATCTGAACGTTGACTGGATACTTCGCGCTATCCTTTGCCCGCTTGAGGGCCTTGATGACGCTGTTAGACGTCTCGGTGATATAAAAGACGGGGAGTTTGGTTATCATGTCGCTTGCGTAGATGTGAAGCATACTCCAGTCCTCTCTTCGTATCCCTCATTACATTATCATTATAGCATCAAGTAAAACCATATGAAAATGAAAAAAGCCCGCCTCAGTGCGGGCTTTTCTTTAAAACGCGTTCTGATACTTCTCGTTGATAAAATCCTTGATGTTTATCTGGTTATCCACCATTTGGATGAAGTCGAACGCGCTCTTGCTGAGAGAGGTGAAATAACGGATGGAGTTGTCCTGCGGAGCAATCTGCGTATGGTAGTTGCCGAGATCGAACGAGTAGACCTTGAGAGGACCGTTGTGCTCCCTGAACTTATCGAAACTAATGACACCACCGAGATCGCCCCACCACCAAGACTGCTTGGCATCCATGATCTGCATGTCTGAGAACAGCACGATGGTGTCATAGTGCATATCGTTTTGCATAACGAGCGTATAGAACGAGGAGATGAACGTACCGCCACCCATATTGTCGTTATGGGACATGGCTTCGATGATATCGAACATGCTGGCATCACGATAATACTTGAACGACTTGCTCCTATCTGCGAACTTGTAGAAGGTAGCGTTGGGGTTCATAAAGTACATTGCCGCGCACATGCTTGCGCTCGCCTCAAGGATGGAGATGTCGGAGCGCTCGGAAAGAGCGCTTTCCATAGAACCCGACACGTCAAGGACTAGTGCCACGTTGCCATGGAGGGTAGGAACGTTTGCGCACGAGTAGCGGAACGCCTTCTCAAGCGCTGTGTCGATCTTCTCTGAGTGGAGATGCCCGTCCACGCTCTTGGCATAGTTCTTGTATGCGGAATAAATCTGGTAAGGGAAGACCTTACTGTTCCAGACCTTACCCTCGTTTGCGATGAGCGCGCATACCTTTTCGATATATTCGTTATCGTCGCCCAAAAGACGCCAGATGTGGTTGAGGCTTCGGATAAGCATAAGGTAGCCAATATCGTCGTTGTCAATAAGTTCCTTATACTTTTCTCGTCGGCTGTCATCGTCCGCGTTCTGCGTGAGAACCGCATTGATGGAGTTTGCGCTCTGCGGAACGATATTTTCATACACGAGTTTTTCGATGGCGTCACTGTGAGCATGCGTCATGCGAACAATATTGATGAGAGGCCACTTGCTTCTCTTCATCGTATATTTAGACACTTGTCGCTCGGAAAGAGAATTTAGATAATCCCTAAAACCGCGGATCATAGCGTGGCTACGCTTAATCTTAAACATATCGCACGCTGAAAAAACCTCTCCTGTATCATCTACACGATCACAGAACCTACGATAGAAAGAGCGCTTGTTTTCGAACTGGCTGTCGTTCAGGACCGCCGCGACAAGTTGGGACACAGACCGTATACCCAGATCGTTGCGGGCGAAGAACGCGCATCGAGCCACGAACGTAGGCCCATACTCATTAACCATCTCCTGGGTAAGGTCACGCATCGCTTTGATATAGTATGGACTGTCCCCATATGCGCCGTCTTCCAGATAGCAGGAAAACAGCATGTTAAGCCATTCGTCCAATTTCGTCTTCGTATAGACGTCACCGCCTTCGTGAGACTTCGCCTTCGTCGTGCCTACGGGCTTTGCGGAGTTGAACTTTGCCATTTAAAATCCTTTCTCGGAAGTAATGAGACGAGTGAATGAAAATATTCCCAAAATGAATATAAGTAGTAACTCATCTCCAATCACGAGTTTACAATACAGTTTAATATGACTGCGGAAGTACCGATGCGAGAAAGTCTTTTCCTAGATTAGCAGTCTGGTAGTAACTCGCATCCAATCACGCAGTGTTTGTCGTTTTTAAGAAGAGGAAGTACCGATGCGACAAGTACGCCAACTTCGCTAAATCCCCATCTATCAGGGGCAAGCATATTGTTGACCAATAATATATTCTCCAAGTAGTAAGTCGCATCCAATCACTCTTCTATTGTAGGCAGATAAATCGAGGAAGTACTGAAACGAGAGTGTTTCCAAGATTTCAAGTCTGAGTAGTAACTCGTTTCCAATCACTCGATTTGATAAGACCATTATAGCAAAACCAATTTACTTTGTCAAGGGATTAATCGTCCTCATCGAACTCATAATCTTCATAGTCGTAGTCGTCGTCGTCAGAAATGACCGTGCGGTTTATGAGGGTGGGCTCGTCGTCCTGTAGAGACTTCAACTCGTATAGGTCGATGACCCCGCCCCCAAGAGCGGACATGAACTGCTCGAAGATTTGATGCTTTTCGATAGTCTCGTCCCAATGCCCGACTTTGGACATCATGACCGTTCCCTCGAAGGACTGGGAGGTGACCGCATAGTACGACTCTTTGAAGAAATCATAAAACGTCAACTCTTCCATCTCGTCTGAATTCGGAACGTCTTCCAATGCGCAGAAATTACCCACACACCACCCCCTAGCCCTCATACGAGGAATAGTCGATGCACTTCAGTTTGCCGTCTGCGCCATACATGAAGTTCCCGCAATGGAAATCGAACGAGCGCAGATGGTCGTCCATGAACTTCATAAACTTGTATGTCTTGACGATGCCATATTCGTTGATGAACTGCTTGATCTTGAGAGGCGTCAGCATGGCATAGAAGACCGAGTTCAGACGCTCGACCGCAGACGCATGCTGTTTTGCCCCAAGGGAGTTGAGTACGCTGTATTCCCCATAACCCGCATGGCATTCTTCGGCCACGTAGATAGGAACTCCATCGATCTCGCACACATAGCGTACTTCGGCAAGCATATCTTCTATACCCTGCTGACGCGCTATCTTATACAGGAAAGCCTCTATAGAGCAATAGTCGTTGCAACTTGACGAGACGTACCCCTTAACCTTTGCATTCTTGAACAGAACGCATCCAGCGCTATCGTAGATACCGCACTCAGCATCGTATTCATAGTCTTCATACCCGAAGAACGGCACCTTGAAAACCACTCCGGGGATATCGTTGAACGTGAATACCACTTTAGACGCACCCATATCAACGCTATCCGCTTCGGGAACGCAGTAGTAGATATGCTCCCTGAGTTCGTCTATAAGGTTCTCTCGCTCATCGCAGTCATACTCACAGTCGGCATCGAGAACCTCTCCGACTGTCCACAGCCAGCAGTCTCCAATGGAGGCGAACTTCTTCTCGGCAATCTCCCTGAGTTCGCTGTCAGAATATGCAATCATACAAAATACCCCTTCCACTTTTACTGTATATATTATACAGTAGGTGAAAGGGGCAAGTCAAGAGATTTACCGACCTAATATCTGTGAACGAACCTTGTCCTGGACGGCCTTGCGGAGACGACCGAAGTCAACAGGCATACCGTTCTTCATGGCGATCTTCGCAAGTTCGTATCCGTTCTCCTGGACGATATCGTGGAACACAAGTTCCATCGTCATAGGAAGAACATACTTCAACTCTGCATCGTCTCCAAGACGGAGAAGCGTCTTCGAGCGAGACTTCTCAATCTCACTTACCGTGGCAAATTTGTCGGCGATGACGGCCTCGATACCACCTTCGAGGGTCGTGCGCTCTTTGCGGTTGGCCTTCTTCTGCTCGAAGAACTCGTTCACGACAAGCTTGAAGAACTGCTGACACCCATACGAACGATAGTCGTAGTCCTTGATGACCACGCCCTCGCCGACCTTGCCCTCGGGGAGCATGTAGGTCGCTTCCTTTGCAAATTCCGCAAGTTGGTCTGCGTCGATGGCAGATACAGTGTCGATACGCGGGATATATCGAATGTAGTTATAGAGATTGAAGATATCGGAATACTCGTCGTAACTTAGATACCTTCCTTCCACGCTGTCGTAGACATCGAAGATGTGAAGACCCAAAGCGCTCGGCAGATAGTACTTGATGGTTCCGACGAACTTGGTGCTACCTAGCCATTCGCCATACACACCATACCGTCCCTCGGTTTCTTTAAGGAACTGGCGCAGGTTCTTGACGTTGTCGTCGTCTCCATACTCGATATAGGCCGCGAACCCGGCGTTGTCGTCCTGGACGGAAATCTTGTGCTTGCGCGAACCTATTACCCAACAGTCGTCTTCAGGATTATAGGAGACAAACGAATTGGTGCCGTCAAGTTTCTCAAAGATGTCGATGGAGTGGCTCGGCATATCGTTGAAGTCCGCATACTCGTCGTTGATCTTGTTGAACCGCTCTATATGCTGATAACTCTGATAATCCATTAAAACTCCTTCTTGAACTGATACATCAACCTGTTGGGGATAACCACCGCATGTCCCGTCGCGTCATGAAGGAGATACCTGTCCCCATAGTTCATGACTACCTTGAAACGGTCGCGGTACTTGTCGGTAGAGACGATGTGGTCGCCGATGTTGAACTTACCATTCTCCATTTGCTTCGTAGGCATAGATATCATAAGCCTTCTCCTTCGTGATGCAGTCATACTTCCAACCGATAAGTGGGTTTTCCTCGATGTACACATCGTTTTGATGTGCCTGTTCGAGAATCCATTTCAGATACTCTTCGTCGTTTGCAAAATGGTTTGCGAAATGTGCTAGAAGCAAAGCGGTGAAACTGTCCTGATATCCGTCCGGATATTCCTCGGGGTCCATCATGAGAGTACAGGTGTTATACATTTATGGCTCCTTTCCCTTAACTATCAATATAATAGCAGGGAGAGGAGCCATATGTCTAGAATTATCCTTCGAACACGTTGTAGAAAATGCACTCTATGCGCTCATTGTCGTATGCCTTATCGTTATGGAAATGACCGCACAGCCACTTGCCGAACTTTAGTTTATCGTAGTAGTCTGCCAACTTATACTCGGCATCGGTGGGAGAGTATCTATACCAGATAGAAACTCCCATCTGGATCTCCTTGCAGAACGGATATGGCATATCATGCGAGACAATGTAGTCGTAAGTGTCTCCGTTCTTCTCGATGACATAGTCCAGAGTTGCAAAGTTAGTCTTCTCCTGGGGCCACCAGGTAGCACCCTGGAGCCTAAAGTGCTCACCATTCGATCTCTCTTGCGCCTCGTCGAAGGCAGACTGGTTCTTTTCCACGAACTCCTCTGTCGTCATATAGTCATGCGGGAGAACGTCAACGGGATAGATGCCACCGGACACGTCGTGGCTGTCCGCACCTGGGATAAACAGAAGTTTCTTATCCCCAAGAGTAAGAGCAAGTGGTTCAGTGATATATTTGATGTTGTCGTATACAACGCCCCTGAACTCGCATAGATAATATCCTTCATTCATGAGAGGCATCTTCTCTATGCGGTCGTACCACTCGTGGTTTCCGCAACACACGTAGATTTCAATCCCAAGAGACTGAAGCCTTTGCAGTTTGTCTGTGTTTGCTGGATCTGTGGGCCATGGGATACCGAAGTCCCCGCACACCACTATCTTGTCGGTTGCGTCAACCACGCCTTCGTTTTTGACGAAATCGACGATGTCTACCGGGTCTCCGTGCCTGTCACCAAAGAAAAAAATACTGTTCATCATTACTCCGTTACAATCTTATACGATACAGTGCGCACACCCCAGTCCCAGATGCTGTCAAATCCGAATGCGTTGACGCATCCTTGCGACAGATCGAGGTCCCTCCCGTCAATGTAAGGGCCTCTATCCGTCACCTGAGCCGTGATTACCATATCCTCGTATGCAATCTCAATCCAAGAGCCAAGTTCAAGCGTCCTGCTTGCAACCGTGAGGTCGTAGTCGTTGAACGGTATCATGCTTGCGGTCTCCGTGCCGTAGTTCGTCTCGACGTTGTAGGCGCTTGCAACCGCATACGACCATTCCGACATGGCTTCCGCATATTCCGCACGCTCGATCGGGTCTTCCTCGACCCACTCGACGTTTTCAGGGGTTAGTGGCATATACACATAGGCATGACCGCCTTCGTTATACACGACAGGTTCGGTTACAGTCGGGATGAGTTTAGTCGTCGCAACCGAGGCTCCCACGTTCTTCGAGGGCGCGAGTACGCATAGAGCGCAAAGACTTCCCGCACAAAGGAACGACACCGCTCCACATATAACCGCATTCTTCCTCTTGGGCATCAAGTTCATACTCCTTCAGATAGAAATCGACATGGATATCGTCGCCATAATCGACGTCGTTTGCAATTATATTGCAGTGATAGACCATAGGCCTATAGGAAAAATCTGTTGAAGTATACTCAATCTCGAACTCAAAGCCATCTTTGCTGTTTTTCGAAGACATGACGGATAAATCACTGCGATCATCGAACATCTCGCTGATGATATCGCAATCTTCTGGGAAATTATCGTCGTTCGTGTAGATATACATAACGATATAGGTTATAAGAGGCTTGTTTTCCTTAGATACATCTATCATGGAAGTCTTCCTTTCTCCTGTAAAATATATTTATATTATACACTTATAGCAAGTCTTATGTTAATAGATAGATTGTTCTACTAGCAATATTATATACAAACAAACTATTTAAAAACATATATTCTACTAGATATATTACCTTATATAGATAGATATACTTTGTAGGTATATTATATACAATATATATTTATATCTTTTTATTGGGTTATATATCTTCCCTCCTGCGTCCGGAAGCGTTGACAACATTGTAATGAGTTTATGGGCATCTGTCAAGTCGAGAATTTTTATTGACATGCGGGCCTGGGTATGCTATAATTCTTATGATAGATTGGAGGCAGAATGTATAAGGTAAAACTCACAGAGGACGAAGTCGCCATGCTCCTCAAGAAGATAAAGAACTTGGACAGTTATTGCAAGCGTGAAGAGACATACCACCGTCTAAGGGAGCCTAACCGCACACGTGGATATGCGTCAAGGGTGTGGGCCTATCTGCACAAGAAGAACATGTCGAGGTATCTCGATTTCTTCAACACACTGAAACCCGGTGTCAACGAGATACCCGACGCCATGGCGGCGCACATAAACGATATCTTAGAGAGGGAGTGCATCAACATCATGCGCAATATGAAGTCCCTCTACCGAGACGACGAGGTGCGCAAGCGCATGTTGAAGGAGGAAGAGGGCAACTTGATTAAGGCATTCGTTCTGCTCGATAAATTCCGGGACGTGTAGGGCTTTCTAAGGCTTTGACTTATGATTTAGGTGTAAGATATAATGTTTTTAGTTTGAAATCGCTACAGGCATCGTAGAAAGGCTCAGAATGGTATCTACACTGTTTGATAACAACCGAGATTTTTGGAATGTGTTCGGTAATCTTCTCGACAGCCATCTCCTTACAGAGGAGGATGCGAACAACCTCCAACTAGGCCAGATCGGTCGTCGCACATATTCCGCCCGATACTTTGCGGACTGCGACGAGATCTTCGTGGACATCTCGTCCTACAAGGTGACGAAGATCGACTACGGCACGAACACGTTCACCACAGAGTACGACCAGGACAGCGCGACTGAAGAGGTCTATAAGAACCCCAAGGACTTCATCGATAAGTATTGGTTCTGCCTGCGGTCGCTCGTGCTCAAGTACGACACGTCGCTTCTCGCATATGTGGACGAGCCGGAACTGACCATCGAGGACGGCAAGTGGATGTACTCGTCGTTTGCGGTCGGTGCGTCCACCTACTCCATCGAGTATAGGATTGGAAGCGGGATGTTCGGCATGAAGGTCTCCCGCAAAAACAACGACGGCACTCTGGACGAATATTATTACAACTTCGACGAGTTCGGTCTGGTCGATGACCAAGAGGAGGGAAAGTAGATGAACTGCCCTAGCAAGACATTCACTATTGGGGATGTTGTAGTCGAGAGATACTACAACACGAAGCAGGACGTCTTCGGAGGAAAGCCCTATGTGGACATCATGAAGAAGCCGGAGTTCTCGCTTGACTTCAAGTCGCTTCCCAAGAGTAAGCGTGAAGAGGTACAGCGAGTGCTCGACGAAGCCCCCAAGTCACTGTAGGTGCGCCATGAAGGAAAACTATTGGAACAAGTACTTGAACCTTCCTCCGGCCCTGCACACAGACACGATGTTCAAGAACTCGCTCAAAGCCATGGGCACAAAGATTGCCGAGCGTGTGCGCAACGGAGAGGACGACTACGCATACATCGACAAGAACGAGAACCTTGTCTTGAACTCTAGGCTGTTCATGGACGTATATAATTCCATCTACGACCAGATAGACAAGGCGATAGACAATCTTGCATGCGACATCATCATCGAACTTTCGACTTTGCCGAACACCACGATAGATGCACGGCTTGCGAATATCTTGCGAGAAAACGGCATCATCGACAAGGACAACAACGTATTGGTTCTGACCCCGGAGGACAAACTGCTATGACGCTTAACGACATCAACATCTTCTTCACAGACGGCGAGGCAAACCTGCACATCTCCGGTGTGGAGAGCGGATACCTCGAAGAGTTGTTCGACCCAGACAACCAGTTCGTGTACTTCAACGGCATGTACATCAACAAGAATCGCATCCTATACATTCAGATTGAAGACACTTGGGAAGACGAGCTCGATGACGTAGGCATCGAGGTCACCCTATAATTATATTGTAAGTTGAGGGGTAAGAGAAAGGCTCGCGCATGAACTTCTGCCAGTACAAGGAAGCCGTCTTCCAGGACGCCGTGGAGTGGATCAACGACAACAAGGAATACTACGACAGCGTCGAGAACGCCATGGACTACTGCCGAGACACCATTACCGGCAACGACAACGGTTCGTACTACTGCAACTCCTACAAGGCAGAGCAGGATTGCAGGGACTGCGTGTTCGACGAGGACTTCTGGAAAGCCTATGACTGGCATATGGACGGCATGGTCGCCAAGGAGAACATGATGCGCGACCCGGAGACCTTCGACGTGTGGATCCGCGACATAGCGTTTGTCGAGCAGTGGTGCGACATCGAGGACTACTTCGAGAAGGTCCTGGAGAGCAATGCAGAGGAGGACGAGGAAGAAGAGGAGTAGATGGAAAACGTCATAACGATGAGCGGTCCGCAATACCGCGCACTTCTCCGCGTCCTGGACAAGCGCATATCGAAAGGCCCGAAGTACGTGTGGTACGACGACGGGAGCGTGTATGCATCGACCGCAAGGGGCGTGTATGTGAAATACACCTTCGACCAAAAGCCGTTTGAGGGCAGGTTCATGTTCCCACCTTTGCCTTCTGGGGCAGGGCGCACGACGTCTTTGGACACGTACCATATCTACAGGGACTTCATCGAGGTGTGCGGTCCGGACGGCAAACCAAAGGCGGAGATGCCAGTCATCGAGTGGAAGGAATATTCGCTCTACGAACTTAAGTTCTCCCCAAGGACTGCTGTTCCGACTAGCATGGCGGTAACGGTGGAGCCCGCGGCGCAAACCAGGATGATAGAGGTAATGGAGACCTTTTGCACCAAGAACATGAAGGTGGGAACGCTCAAACTCGACGGCGTGGACACCGTTATGGTGAGCGGGGAGAATGACATAGAACCGAAGGCTATTTTGACCATGATGGTCCAGGGAGTTAGGAGCAAGCATGAACTACAAAGACCTTAAGAGTTGTATGTCGCGTCGCTACTCCGGCAAGGACAAGGAGTATATCGACAGGCTTTTCGATATCATCGACAAGATGTGCGTTGCGAGCGCAGATCGAGACAAGTGCTTTGTCGGAGATGTGGTGTATTCGCAAGACGATGGACTTGAGTTTGTCATCTACGACCTGGTGCAGACAAACAACGGCGATGGCGTGATGGTCGTTTTGAAGAACAAGAAAATCGGCTACCGCAAGGTGTCTGAAAGCACGTTCAAGAGATGCTATACCCTATACAACCCGGGGTACGCGAGCGAGGCGAACTACAGCAATGTGGACAGCATCATCCGTGACTCGCGTCTGTCTGACGACGACTATTGCGCCCTTTGGGATTGCACATCTCGCGATGCACATTTGAAGGAGCGTATGAAGGTGCAGGGTACTATTTTTAGCCTACCTCAGGACAATATCTCGTGCACAGTCGAGTCCGCATATGTGAGAAAGGATGAATGCGACAAGCATCGCTATCCGTTCTAAGACATATGGAGAGTTTTGATGCTATAATGTTCTTACAATGAAGGAAGTGGAAAGGACATCATATGCTCAAGCTCAAGTTTGCGGATCTGGAAGACTTCTTCGGTCCCAACGTTCTTCTTTCGTCTTTCTCAAAGGATGATAACGGAGCCCTTTTTAACGTTAAGTATCCGGGCGACGACATGGAGTTCTGGCGTGTGAAGGACGGGGTGTTCTACAAGTGGAGCACCTATGAGTTCGGATGGAACGAGAACCGCATGGCGACGAAGTTCTTCAAGATGAAGGGACTGGTGTAGTTGGGAAACCGCTCGAAGACAATTGCGGACATGTGGAGCAAAAAGTGGAAACTAAACACCGCAGTTGAAATCCAGATGTTCGACCGTCTGAGCGACATGGCGGGCAATATGTTGGATGATACACAGGACATGTCTCAGTGGTATCGGCACGTCGATATGATGCGCATGGCGTATGCGCGCGGGTACAGCGACTGCACTAAGAAATGGAAGAAAATCGAGGAGATGGGAGAAACCGACCTGTGACGTACAACGAAGCGCTCAAATGGGTCCACAAGTTCTGGTGCGACCGCGGTATCCCAGAGCCTGACAGCAAGGTTGTCATGGTCATGGTAGACAACGTGCGGGCACTGGACGATGCAGGGTTTGCCGATTTGGACACCATCGTGTCTCTTCTGTATACCGTCTACTTTGCCGGGTACACGACCGGCAGGGACGGACGCAGGATGGAGACCCGATGAAGGCAAAGAAGCGAGCCCGCAAGGCCGCGAAGATGATACGAAACTACATCAACACGAACACGCTCAACAACGAGCAACTCAATATTCTAATCTCCACTCTTGGGATTCTCGAAGACAGGGATATCCCCCAAGAGGAAGTGAAAGTATACTGGCGGGAGACGGACGACGACGACGTCAACTGGTTCAATGTCAGCGTCAACGCACCATTTATGGCGGGGGTTTAGCTATGAATTGTACAACGCTTTGGGACATCATGCGCAGGAGCAGTGAGTGGAACACCGGATATCTGGACGACTTCCTCGACAGCGTGGACTTATCGCGGGAGGAATTCAACGACCTGATGGACGCATTCACTGCACTGGCAGAGTATATCGACAAGACCGGCATCCCCGCGAAGGACATGGCGGAGTTCTTCTACGAGCGTGCGAGCAAGTGGGAGTAGGATGTGACTGACTATATAGGAAAGGCAAGGGCGATATCGTCTCTATACAGCGAGATAGAGAGTTTGAACAACGCCATCGAGTTTCTAAAGAACAACAAGGGCAATGTGGTCATCACGAACAGGATGGAAACCGAGCGCATCGACGTGAAGAGCACCCAGTCGTGTCAGGCTATCCTCGCAGCCCTCGGGAACCTCAAGGACAAGTATATAGAACAGTTGGAGGCCATCCTGGAAAATCTCTCGACAGACGGTTCGGATACGTAATATAATATATATAGTCGAGAGAAAGGACGGATATGGACAATACTGTCGAGCTTGATTTTTTCAAGAGCAATATTCAGAGCATCATCGACAGCATCGAGAACAAACGTATTACCACCATGGGCGATGTGCTGAATAGGCTTCGAGAGGCCGTAAATAGCAAGGCGGTCTGTGATGGCGACGACTACCTCATCAACGCTTGCGATACCGTGTATACCTCGTTCAAGACCGCATACAAGGTCTTGACGGTAGATCGGGTGAGCAGGCTCATCTATCTCGACGACAAGCAGTGGCACGACCCGACCAGTTTCTACAAGAATATCGCGTACAAGACCAAAGACGGGGTGGCGGTGTCTGTTGGGGACACGGTCTACGACGAAGACGTCGAATGCGTCCTCGAAGAGTACGTCGGAGACGGGCGCTTCATGGTCGAGGGGGATTGCGACCCGATTACGGTCAAGTGCGTCTACGCCAACCCCAGGTGCGTGTCAGCCGACGGTTGCGTCATCTACGAGGGCGACTATGTCTACGACCGCGACGGCAACCGACAGTTCGTCATGCAGACCGATGTGAGCGACCGCTCCGTCCAACTCAAGAACTCGGGATGGTGCATGGCAGATACGGTCTACATGAAGCCTCATTTTCCCGACGAGAAGTCGCTTCTGAAGGAGTTCGAACGACTGTCCATCGAACACACAGATAGCACCATCTACGAGATGTTCGACGCCGCCAAGGACGTGTTTGGAGGCAACAATGGCTAACCTGAAGGAAGAAACGCTATGTGCTATCAAGATGTCCGGGCACACGCTTGACGACATCAAGTGGATCGGCAACGAGGAATTCTACATCGACACCGACGAGTTCTGGCGCATCGCAGACTATACGGACTACGACGCAGGATACGGCTGGCCGGAGATTGCAACCGACCTATGCGTGTTCTTCGATGATGGTAGCAGGCTCTATCGTGGTGAGTACGACGGCAGTGAATGGTGGGAGTACATGCAACCGGTGGTGGACATGCCTACCGCAAGGCTTGAGAACCCGCGTCTCAAGGCGACCAACTCGGGCTGGAATTCAACGCTTGAGGCAATCAATTTTCCAACAGAAGACGAAGAGTAAGGAGAAAGGTTACATGGCAACTATCGCAATTCCGCAACTTGAGGGTGGCAAGGACATCGAGACAGGCGACTTCTTCTTTACCGACAGCGGTCGCTACCAGGTGTCGTGGTGGGAGTACACCACCGCCAACGGGGAACCGAGGTTTTTAGTGGGCGCCCTTCCCGCAGTGGGGGACTACGTGCTCGTCGATCAGTACCCCTCGACCTTCGAGTACACCAAACCTCTCGCGACCGAGGACGTGAACGAGGGGTGGGAGGACGCAGACGACGAGGACGCCATCGTTGCCGACATGGACATGGAGCCCCTCGCGTACTGCATCAAGTACCAGGTGGACAACGAACAGCACGACTGGTCCGCAGCCCGCAACCACCACATCTTCGACCGCGTGGCCGCAGTTTCCGCACAGGCGTAGGTGATGCCGGTTGCCTAGAGTGGCGCTCATGAACATCTTGGCGCTCGCGCTGTGCATCGCAGGCGACATAACGTTTTCCATGTGGCTTGCGGACTGCATCGACATGCGCGAGGCCGGTATGGCGGTGCTGGTGACGATAATGCTCATCATATCGGTCGTCACCACCGCCGTCTTCGGCAGCGGGACGTTTGAGTTCTACGAAGTCGAGGAAGACGAAGACCTGGAGGAATGATGTTCGTTTCGTGCGTGAAGACCTGCGACCGCATCAGGCTCGACGAGGGAGGCAGGACCTCAACGTGCTAGACGAGGACATCGTCAGGCTTCTGGCGACCCAAGAGAAAGGTGACAAGTAGATGGATATTGTTCTGATTTTGCATTGGGTGTTCGCGGTCGCGGGCGGGCTCATCCTGATCATCGGAATCATCGGATGCGTCGTGGGGACCTTCTCAAAGGAGTTCCCGTGGTATTGGCGCGTGCTGTACGCGCTCATTGCCGTCATGCTTGTTGCGGTGGCAATTCTATGCTACGGAGATGATGCGTTTAACCTAGGATATGGAAGCCTTTTTGCGGACGAGGACGCCATCGTGCAGTGCGACGCATGCGGGCAGTGGTTCGTCGATGCGGACGGCGACGGAGTGTGCGACCGTTACGAAGTA